CCACTTTATCAACAAAGAGTTAGCGCCTACGAACAAGCCATAGCTAACGGCCAGATCAACTCTACATCAATTAAACAATTCCGCTCAGATGATAACGCAGCACTAGAGAGTATCGCTAAATCTATCGATGAAAACTGCGTAAACGTGAAAGAGACAAACAACATAGACGACAACGCGTATTACTTATGTAATAACATCAGTTCGACTTACAAAACCACGTTAAGAATACTTAGCCTAAATTCTGAAGGGTACGCGATAAAAGCAGATGGTTACGATAAGAAAACATTTGAAGACGCTTTAAACCAGGCTAAATACGCTGGCCAACGCATTGTAGACATGAAGAAGTAACGCATTACATTATATGCAATGCATATTAAGCATTGCATATAATGCATTACTTAATGCGGTCTATAATCATGTTTTAGTTTCATAAAAACACTCAAACGCTCTAAATAGCTATCCATACTTGCTTTATTACTATCTGGAACGCAAGAATCATCATAAAAATAAAACACATCAAGATTTTCTAGATCTGGCTTATGAGCAATTTTTAGCACCTTTGTGCGTGTTAATCCTTTTATCGGTACAGCATAATTCGCATAATCAACATAATCGCCTTTCATACCTAACGGTTTATAGTGTCGATTAAGGACAACATAATAGTTTTTCTTGGATCGATAACGCCTATCTGATTTGTCAAAAGTAATCTTTTGCACACAGTAAGGCATAAAAAGCCATCTAACGGACACACTACCCCCTCATTAATGATTGCTGGCCATTTAGCAGCATTAGCAACCGTTGCCACTTATCATCGGGCATCGGCCTATAAGAATCATTCATTGCATACCAACGCCGCATAGTACGCGTACTTGCTTCAGTTGGAGGCATATTAAGACAAAGACAAACCCCAGGCCATGTAGTATCTAATCGTGATCTTAAATCGTTAAGATACGCTTTGACCTTTTCCGGCGTTTGTTGTTCGCACTCAATGGTAATTACACCAGTAATATTTTTTATTACCAGAGACATAAAACCTCAATTAAGGGGCTTTCGCCCCTAGTTAATAACCAATTCACCTGTAACCCCTCGTGCTAAGTAGTCAAGGAAATGGAAAATATTTCCATTCTTAAAGTCAATCTTTGATAGGTTGCTTTTAATTTGGTTACGATACTCTGGCATCGAGTCTAACGACTTTAGCAACATGCCGTAGGTGTAACCGAAGTGGCCAGGCAATGAAATTTCATCGTCCAGTTCGCGCCCCTTTTCTTCGATCATTGTTTTAGTGAAGTGGTAAAAGTCGGATTCGGTGTTTACCGCTACTTTCTCTTCAACTGGTAAACTTTCGGACTCGACACGGTCAGAGCGGTTAAGTGGAGAAATAAAACCAGACTCGATAAACGCTTTAACAGCTGCGTAAGACATACGCGGCTTTTCTTCTTTCTTAACTACTTCGATTTCCTCAACTTGAACCGGTGCAAATGTGATATTGAAGTAACCACGGAAAGCACTAACGTATAGCTCTACTGGCTGGCCTTCGTCGTCGCACACTAGACGGATAGTTTCAATCTTTGAGTAATTGTCAGCAATGAACTTGATAACGAATTCAGCGCTAACCTGACGAGCATCATCATACGTATAGCAATCTGACATCATATCGAAAGAGTAGTGATTGTATTCAATGTGAGTAGCTAGATCTAAAAGAGCAGCAATTTTTTTAGAAGCGTTTTTGCGGATTGAGCCAGTTTTGTAAGTCATGTTATCGATTCCTATCCTATCGGGTAACGGCCAATCCGCCCCCTGTCTTGTTTCGATGTAGGTATAGTACACAACAACAAAAAGCATTGCAACTATTGCAATGCTTTTTTTGCATTACTTTTTATGCAATGCATTAAAGCTCAATGTTAGTCTTGGTGATCTCACCATCGCTGTTCATATGTATAGTGACTTCATCATCGAACACAATGATCACGCTACCATCCTCATAGGTAAAGACCTCGATACAATCAAAACCCTGTGCCTGTTCAAATATCTTCTTAGCAGACACTTTCACCACTTTATCTATCTTCATTAAAACTACCTTATTCAATATACAAGACCGCTACAGGCTGAGCGGAAAACGAAAGAAATTTTCGGCGAAAAAACAACTCATCCCCCCCCACCTCCGAGCTTTAGCAACCTTTTAACGCGAAAAATGATTTATTTGCAAACCACGCCGCCACATACCGCCGTACAAGGGCTTACAGCGACCAACCCGAGTCCCGATACTTTTCAAAATTGCACTTCTTAGAAAGCGTTCTAGGCGGCATTCTAGCGGCCATCAATATAAGTGATTGAAACTCTAGGGAGAATTTTTTTTCGAGCATTCCTAAGCTTCAAAATGAACATTTCTATAGTTCTGTAAGAAGAAGCTTATTTGCACTTACTTTTCAACAACTTATACCCTATAAGAAAGAATTTCTATTTTTCAAAAGAAGGGTAACGCAATGGTAAACGAATAGTAAGCTCTCGATACTCACGAACTTGTAATTGCAAACCATCCGTGAGTTTCAACATACGGTATGTATGTTTTTTATACCTTAGTGGCTTTTCTAGTTCTTTAACCATGACTCCTATTTCAACAGGTATGTTATGGAAAATGAAATCCGACATTTTGACCATGCTTGTTTTTGGCACACTGATATACAACACTCCAAATTGTTCCAAAATTTCACCGCGCCAAATGCCACTATTTTTTAGCGCCTGTATTAATTTTTCCGATGTCATTCGTGATCTCCTTCTTACAAATCCGGCAATACTTATCGCCACTATCTAGCGTTGAAATTTCATGTTGGCAAAGTGACTGTATCAATTCTTTTGCTGCGAGTTCGGCGGCCGTTCCACTTATGGCCAGCGCGATAAGTTCCGAGAACTTGGGTTCATACGTTCCACTTCTTCTATCTTTAACCGCACCTTCACTAATTCCAAGATACAAACCACATTCGATATTTTTAAAACCAGCAGCCCTTTGAAGTTCGATAAATATTTCTTTCATCTTAACCACTTTTATTTTTAGTTGGAATCCAACCAAAAATAATAATATCACAATTTACACAAAATTTCGCCAAGACTAGCCCTGCTAGACCAGGGGGTGTCGGGGGCTTGCCCCTGACGGGGCGCTGAAGTTTCCTAACGCAAAATTGTATAGAGCTTTGCTGACCATCTATAACGCGTTAGGCGTCAGTTCGCTTGCGAACAAGATACGCCGCTTCCGAACTAGTATCATCCGGCTTGTGGGGACTTGTCCCCACAATGCACAGGAGAACTGCACTAATGACCAAATTATATTTAGATAGATAATCAAAGAGAGATATTGCAATAAAAATTGCTGAAGTTGAATCAAACATCAGAACACCAGTTGCATTATATGTATATAGATAGAAGAACCGGCACAGATACACACAGCGCTACTCAAATGGATCAAAAAATGGATCAAAAAATGGATCAAAAAATGGATGTGCAATATTGAGTATCTAACTATTATTTGCTACTATATCTGGGTGGAAATTTGCCTTACATATAGAAATTAGTCAACGAAAAAAGCGTAGCCACTAAGTCTGTTATAGATTAGTTGGGTACGCTTTTTTATTGGTTATTTTTACGGCTACGACTTAGCCTGGCGGCGCTTCAGTCCATCCAGAAGCTTTTAGACGACGAAGAACAAGATAATTAAGATCAGCTTCACTCATCGCTTGGAACTCAGCAACGTTATATTCTCGCTTAATCTGGCTAATAATCATTGCTATTGCTTCATCGCGAGTCTTACAGCGCTTAAGCGCAGCTGACGAACGAAAGCCTAGTTTTAAGCTTAATCTTTCTGTGTGCTTCTTAAAGGCATAACCGTAAACACGATCACGCACCTCTAGAAGCGCTTCTTTCAAAGTTAATTTGCTTTTTTCTAGTGCTTTTTGGTGTGCTTCGAAAATTTCATCAACAAGACCTTGCGCACATCGGCGCTCGAAGAACTTGTTAGTTACGCGAAGAACGCGAGGTAGGTAAACGCCAGTGTTGGGTATAACCTGGCCGTTATCATCAACTAGGTTAGGTTTGCGAACCAAACCAGCTTTAGGATCATTAGAAGAGGCTTTCCCAGGGAAAGCCTCTTCTAATTCGCCCAACTCAATGAGATCGTGCAAATGTCTGCTTACCGTTGATTTATCAACGCCTACTTTATCAGCATACTGTGCAATGGTTCCCGCCGTGCAAAATGTAAACGTTTTTAGATCGAGATTGTCCGTAATACACAACATTAGGTTAGTCATGTTTTTACGCTTGATTCTGTTGGGGTAGGATTTGCCGATCGCGAACCAACGGCGAGCATAACCAGCATAGTATGCAAAGGCACCGTCAGAAAAGGATCTACACGCTTTCCATAAACAAGAGGGCTTTTGTCTTACCTCAAAGTCATAGTTAGCGATGCTGTCAAAAGAGATTTGCGCCATAAACTATAACTATCCAGGCATAAACATTTTGTTAATTACGACTGGATCAATGCTTCCTCTTTCTATAAGAAGATCAAAATCTATTGGCGATATAGTTGTTTCCTGGCTGCCTAGCAGCTGCCCCCAAACAAATAGTGTTGAAGTGACAATCTCACTCATACCAAATACCTTTGCTAGATCACATAAAGAAATCATAGCACCTTTGTAATTATCTACACTTTCGCCATTGGCTTTGGAAATGTTAGCTTTTTCAATAACATGACTAGCAATCAAAAAAATAGCATCGTTTAGGTCGGGAATAAATTGCTTATCAGAAGAGTGCGACTTACGATAACCAGCGAACAATTCTGGCGATACTTCGCAACGAGAAACACCCGTAGCACGTTCGAAATCTAACAACCTATTTGCTGGAACATGCTCTTTTTTCATATAATTAGCAACGGCGGTTAGTGTAACCCCCATTTTCTCGCTAACGATCTTCTGACCGCCGGCACTTATCACTGCATCACTAACAACACCCATAGTTTAGACCACCATAAACATAATGACCATATAGTACATATTAAAAAAGACTATAGCAAATCAAACATAAAGTTTTTATTATTAAACTATTAGTTTAGTAGAGGTAGTCTTATGTCATCTTTAGCAGAACGATACAAAAATGCGCGTATTGCAGCTGGGTTATCGCAAGGCGACCTAGCAAAACTGACACATTGCACAACAACCGTTATCAGTAAGATCGAAAGAGGTTTAACTAATACACCTAGAAATTTCGCGTTACACGCTAAGTATCTGGGAGTTAGTGAGGTTTACCTTATGTATGGCCAAGACATTAGATCTGAGCCAGACATTATCGAGCCAAGCCCACAATATAACGAGTTAAACAAAAACCTACTGATACTAGATCGTAAAGGTCTACTGCACGGTGATATATTTCGTGTTATTGAAGGCGCTGTTGCGCTTGCTGTTAGAACAGAAAGCAGACAAGTAGCGAGCTAACCCAAGAACGCTTTAAAAGCCCAGGCCATATGCCTGGGCTTTTTTGTTGGTTTTACGCTTTTGGCGTTCCAATTGATATCAAACTACACTTGTAACGTGGTTAACATATTTACAACATTAGAATCATGGTCTACAGACGCTAGAAAACTATCACTTTTGAAGCTTAGGAAGCGGTTTTAGGCGCAACGTCAATTCACTGGGGCGGCTTATGTATAATATGTTAAATAGGGACTTTTATTTTAAATTTTAGAGGCTTTCGACATACCTATGACTTTTTGTTTATAATTGCATATCTTTTTTATTATAGCGGAGGAAGGACAATGAAAGTTTTTAAACCGACCTGTCCTAATTGCGGAGGCAGAAACACAACAATACGCACTAGTAAGAGCGACGATATACGCTTACACGTACACTATTGCGATTGCTTGGAAGAACATTGTTTAACTCGCTTTGTTGTAGAATCAACGACAACAAAAATCCTTTCTACGCTTAACGATGAACTTAAAAAAACCAAAACCCCTCAATTAGATCAAATCCCCCTCAATCTCGCATAATTGCAAAACACTTTTTGCATTACACTTTACGTATTGCATTTTATGCGTTACATTACCTTTATCAACTTAGATAGAGGTAGCAGCAATGGAACAAATCATTCTTGCAATCATGGCATCTAAAGGCGGCGTAGGTAAAAGCGCATTAGCTAAGATGTTCCATAAAGAATTAACCAGGCAAGGTTATAAAGTAAACGGCAAAGACGGCGACACTCAGCAGCACTTTAACGCTTACATGTCCACACAACCTAGCTTTGAAAATCCAGATGTAACAATTGTGGATACGCAGGGCGCCTGGACAAGTGACAACGAAAGCCTTATCCATCACATCAAAAACGACAACTATAAAATTATCGTTCCATTTAAACCAAGCGACGAAGATCTAAAAGAAGCTTTGCTAATGGCTCAACGTCTAAAGAAAATGGATGCGCTAAATAATGCAGTTTTTGTCGTAAATGAAACTTATAGAGACTTTGATGCTGAAGCAAAATCATTTTGCGACAGACTGCGCGAACGCGGACTAATCGTTTCTAAATGGCAGTTCCAAGACCTCAGAGCAATTCAACGCGGCCAAAATACGGGTAAGGCACAAAAACAAGTGCAACGATTTTTACATGAACAGGGTATTGCATAAAGGGGGCAACAATGGGATTAGAAAACTGGGGCGGAGAAAAGAACGCTACCGCCATTGACCAAATAGACAACGCTTATGTTCCTAAAAGTGAACATGAACGTTTAAAGACACTTGAAACCTTACGCCAGCAATGGTCTGAAATAGATAACAAAGACCAGAAAGCGATAAAGGCATTTATTGATAACAACATTTCATCGCCTTATTTTGACGAGTTTATTGCAACGGCCGAAAAGAAACAGGCATTCAATGTAACGTTACGAATGAGTCCGCTAGCTTACTTTCAATCTCAGGTTATTTTAGGAAGTCAAAAGGAGCATAAAACACTAGGCAATATGTTTAACTCCATCATTGGAATGATTTACAAGAATCAACAGAAGTAAAGTAAGGACTGGCTGCAAGCTTCGACCCAAGCAGCCAGGAACACAACTAACCCAAGTACACCATACTTAAGGAATCAATCATGCTTAATGCGAATTGTACAAAACTATCTGATATACGTCTAACTGAACTTACATCGATACCATTAGCAAACCTATTCGAAATACTCAGTCAAAAGCCTTTAGACGTACAACAAAGCATTCTCGAAATGCGTAGCTACCTGTTAAAGCAAGGACGTTAATCATGTCTAACTCAAGTCTACAGCAACTAAAACAAATTGTTGAACGAACAGACGGTGCAACACTTATAGAACGTGGGCTAATGCTTAGCCTTATTAACAATGTTGACAAGCAAATCGAGCATGTCATTGAAAAGCTAGATATGTGTTGCGGAACATCGGCTAATAAGGTTGAGATCCAAGAATACCTAGAAATGATGCGCCTTAATATCGATTTAGTAACCACTGGCGCAAGTTATGCTGAACTTTTCCAACTTAACCGCTTACCTAAAGACGCGGTTTTGTCAGCAAAACCATATGATGACCCAACACTTGAAGATGTAATTACGGCGTTATCTCAGCCAGGAACACTACTACCATCTTCATCCGCTTCAGCCTCACTGTTTGCGGAGTCACTTAATACCATGATCAACAAACTTGAAAGTAACGAGGAAGCCAGAGGTAATCTGTATTGTGGTGAAAAGATTTTCGAAGCTATAAAGCGCAAAGTAGGGGTTATCTATGGAGCGGAGTTTAATTGGTTTGATGTGAAAATTATGCGAATGCCTCACCTCGAACCATACTCGTTGGCAAGTGACGATCCCGAAATAGTCAAAGCTATGGAAGAGTTTATCGATAGAAAAAGAGGAACAAGCAATGAGTAAAGAACGCGACTTTCTTGTTAATGCTACGATTACGGTTAACGTAGAAGTTGAGGTTAGCGCCGAAAATAAAGAAGATGCTAAGTTACGTGCTGAACATGCTATTTATGATGGCACATATGAATGTAAAGACTTAGAAAACGACCCCATCATTAACTGGGCGAAACTTCAAAATGACTGATAAAAAACAATCAGACGAACTGCAAAAGGTTCAAATAGCAGAAATTCGAAACAACATCAGATTGAAATCACTAGGATTCTATCAACGCTGGCTTATAATCTGGTTAGTTATTGGTGGGTTTATCAAACTGGACATTGCCAAGGAGGTTATAACGTGGATAAGTGGATAGAGAATCACAGCACCTTAACTGCTATCATCATTGCTGCTTTTGGCCTTTGCTTAGGCTACGCAGTCTTCTAACACACAAGCCCCGTTAAATACGGGGCTTTGTTATTCTTACGGTCAAACCGTAGAGCACCATTGATTCCATTAAGTACCAAGCGTATAGAACTGGCAGCACCTCGATATCATCACGCCCCCAAATCGCAGCTAACCAGGATATCTCAGTGAAGAAGTACCCCACTAAAAAGATGATCGATTGAAACTTAATAAAGCTTTCACTGTTGAGCAATCGCACCAACATAACGCAGCTGGCCAACATGTTAATCAATGACCACACATAAACAACAAACATCGAGGCTGGAACTAAGAACGGAACCGGCAACCATAGCCAGTACCACCATTTCAAACGTGAAGCTTTAGCAGTATGGCCAAGCAACAGGTTTGTTTGTATCGCCCACAAACACCAGAGCGATTGAGTGATTATCAACTGATATTCTTGTGTGTAGTCGATAACCCAACCAATCACCAAGACACACCAAAGAGAGACGATAAGCAGCAGTATATGATCGCCTTTCTTTACCGCCAGGTGCATTGCGTAAACGCTAGCCATTACGCATAGAAAAAACAGGCTGTAGACTATCATTTAAACTTTCTCAGTAGCTTAGCTAAGCCATTCTTTATCAGCAGATTAACAAAATCATCGGCAAGAAACGCACCCAATAGAATCGATATAACGATCTTATTCTGTGACCAGTTCTGGTCGAGTGCGTAGTAAGTCACTAGCATTGCAACAAATATCGATGTAGACAACGCTTTAACGACTCGCATCAATGTGACTTTATCTGGCGGAAAAAACATCCTTACCGCCACGACAATTAAACTAACAATAAATGACTGAAACGTAATGTAGAAAAAGAACTGCAAATCAATCACTACGATTACCCTTTATAAAGGTAGCGGTTCTATCCTTTCCCTGTGCCATATCAAAGCCAACATAAGGACGAGGGACGTAACCGGCAACATTAACCCAAACACTACCAGGCCAACAATTAGCGACAGATTGAGCGCTAATCAAACTTGGTGCGCAGCTATTACAAATATAGTGCGCTTTCTTGCCTTCAAACATGTTACGCGTGACCTTGTAACCTACCTCAAACTTAAACAATAGGCCGCAGTTCTTACACTCACGAAAGAAGAACGGCCAACATCGTTTAACAACTTGCTGAGCATTTTTCATAATTTAGCTCTCCAAGAAAGACGGTTTATCAAAAATAATTTGCTTACCTTTTGGCATGATTGAGTTAACACTAGATAACAGCTTTTGCATTGGTCGCACCTCATTTTCGTAGTACGTCTTGTTGTACTTTTCTGGATCGCCCATCGCACTACCTTGCGTTGGAATAATACCGCTCAAACCTGGCGGAAATCGATGCGCTACCATTACGTCCTGTGACGATACCGTTTTAATAGTGTTGAACTCATCTTTAGTTGATACGTCACCAACTGGCATTAACTGCACGCCCTTTTCCTGCCCGTTTGGTATGTTGATAAGCAAAGATTTAAAATTACCCACGCCACGCGAATTCTTTAGAGCGTCTTGTAGATTCTTTTCAACTTCCGGTGACATATTTGGATCGGTGGTATAAAGAATGAAGCCCATGTGCGCGCCGTTCTTGTAATAACGACGACGAAATAACGTTGCGTCCTCAGCTAGCATTGCAGACTGTAGGCCACTTAGGTAATCAGGTAGACCGTAAATATTTTGCTTTGGATCGTATAACTTCACGTGGAAGATTTCGCCGGCTTTAAACCAGGTACGCGTTTCGTCCGAGTTAAGGCGCACAAAGCGATTGTTTTTACCTTTTCGCATTGGTTGCCAGGGAACGTGCGCTAGTCGTACCGGTTGATTTAAAAAGTTGTAGAACACCTGGTAAGCACATTGACCGAATCCGACTAAATCTTTAGCTAGGTTCATCATGTCAGTAAATAAGAGGACATCCTCGTTAACGTGATAGTCTTTTGCTAGGATTCTTGCTCTAGCCTCAACGATAGAACCGTGATAACTGTTGGCTATCATCATGTCGGATAGTGAATCCGGCTCAATTGGTGGGGTGTAGAACTTTTCAAATTCGTCGTATTCAACGCCGTCATAATGAGCCGGATTTTTAACATCGACCCTTTCAATACCACCAAAAGAAAAAACGGTTTGCTCACCTTCTTTCTTTTCGTCTACATCGGTTTTAATAGTTTCATCTTGCATTGATTAGAGATCCATTTTATAGGTTGAGTGACGTTTTTTATTCACGTTAAGACCTTCTTTAATAAGAGCATGAGACAGAGCAAAGAAAGAGTCAGCATGTCCAGTCTCTTCCGTTCTATCTGCAACAAAGGTCATTTGTCCTTTGCCTGTTGTTTTCCGTTTGATGGCCATAAATGAAACACCTATCGTTTTTTCTGTTGCTGGCCATAGAATTCGGCTGTGTTGAACAACATCTAGCATTTTCAACACCAATTCCGTTTTACTTTGGATCGAGTAGTTAATAAGCATTGCGCGAGGGAAGAACGCCGAAACTAACTCACCAACCCCTGAACCAATGCCGGATACATCAATACCTATATGTGTTACGTTGTATCTTTGCGTTAATAACTCCACCTGGTCAGCTTGCCATTGCCAGTTAAAGCCCTTCCATTCGAAGCCTTCAAGAACGCGAAACTTATCTTTGAATTTATCCAGTTTCGCCACAGCGTTATAGCCATCAGGCGGAGCAACCACGAAACATCGAGCAAAATCCCCCGTTCGCGCTGGATCGTATCCTAGCCAAACTTCCTTATCCCCAAACGGCCTAGCTATATTGTTTTCCAGATCAAAATCATCCCAATCATCGATATCGACAGCACATGATTCGATGTCTTTTAGCTTGAAGATACTGTCCGCTTCATCCATGAACTGACATAGGAATAGATAAGCAAAGGCATCACTACTGTAGCGTTCTGCCAGGTCTTCACGATTGATAAAAGTATTTCCGCCGGCTATTGCGTCATCAATGGTGATAGCAAAACGCCAGCGCTTGTCGGGGCATAATTGCGGCGTTTTCCGCAAACGATCGATAGTAGGAAACTCTATATCAAGACGTTCTTTGTCTTGACCTTTCCACCAAGAACCAGACCAAAGCGGAAACGCGCTGTGTTGTTTTGTTGATGGCGTAGAAAATACGGTGATAGTGAACTGTGACAACGTGGCCATAGCTGAAGCCACTTCGTATATTTGTGCAAACTTGTTAATCCAGAACGCCTCATCAATGTAAACGTCTGAACTATACGATTGCGCCGTATTTTTATTTGTACCTAAGAATCGAAGTTCAGCACCGTTAGATAACTTAATTGGATTACCAGTTAACTCGATGTCTAAGAACTCTTTAGCAATGTGAATAATGTACGAACGGAACACCTCAGCCTGGGCGCGAGAAGCAGAGAGGAACGTTTGATTTTTACCGGTGAAGATAGCCTTGTATAACGCCTCGCCCGCAGCCTCGTACGTTAAGCCAATCTGACGGCTTTTTAATGTCCAGCGCTCACGTTGATTACGGTTGTTAAATTGGATCTTTTGGTATTGAAATAGGCTACCAATCCATTTTTGGAATGACTCTTCCGTAACACCGGATATATCATTTTTACTTTTCTTTTTACGACTTCTACTTCGTCGCCCTTCAGAAAAACTAAATCCCGCATCCTCGCCAGCTGCTTTGAATTTGTCTAATTCAGCTTCAGCTTGTTTTATAGCAAGCTTTCTTTCTTCTAACTCACAATTAGCCTTACGAAAAATGACCACGTTTTTAATGAGTCGGTCTATTTCATCAAGTTCTAATTTCGTCTTCTTTTCACGGTTAATAAGCTGCTTTAATCGAAGTTCTAAAAGCTGCTCAGTGTCATATTCAGAAAGCAAATCATCCCAACTGAATTTTTTTATCCAGTTGTAAATTGTGCGTGAACCATTGACCCCAACAGCATTCGCAATTTCATTGGGGTTCATACCTTCGAGATATAACCGCTTAGCTTTATCTCTCTGTTCGTCTGTATATCTAGAATTTTTCATGCTTCAAGCATGACACATACCGCCGTCTATCTTATTTGGCAAAAGTTGGTAATGGAGCCATTACCAACTTTTGCAGATCGTAATAAGCCGACTTTGCTTTTAGGCTAAACATATCAAGCAATAACGGTAACAAAACGATGGCACTAGAAACCGGATACAAAATCATAGGGACAGCTGGCGATACTGTTGATGGTCGCGTGATTGATGAAAAGTGGCTTAAGCAACTGGTTAAGAACTACAGCACGGATAAGTATGTAGCTGTTATAAATCTCAATCATTGGAATCCTAAATGGTATGGCACCTACGGAAAGGTGTTATCCGTAAAGCTAACCAAGAACGATGAAGGGAAAGTTTGCGTAGCTGCAAACATAGAACCTAATCAAAAGCTAATTGATATTGCTCGTGAAGAAATTCTATTTACCTCAATGGAAATCGATCCAGATTTTCAAAAGAGTGGCGAGGCATACCTTATTGGCCTAGCCGTTACCCCTAAGCCGGCATCTGTTGGCACTGAACAAATTTCATTCTCTAGCGAACCGCTACAGAACTACCACACCACCGATTTCTATCAGTTCGATTTTACGGACATGGCAGAACCTGACCAGGACACACAAGAAGGCAAGTTCAGAACCTGGTTAAAAAAATTCATGACAGATTCAGAAAATCAAGAAGAGGAACCACCAATGAGCGGAAGCGGCGTTGATGAAAAAAAACTAGAGGAACTGACAACCCAGCTTTCCTCGTTAACAGCATTGCTAAGCAAACAGTTTAGCACTGAGAACACCCCACCTAAATCTAGTGACGATGCGGTTAAGCTAACGGAGCAGTTAGCCCCTATTTTGGAAAAACACGGTATCAAGCTCTCTATTGAACAGCCTAAGTCTGACTCTGAACGAATCGATGACCTATTTAGCAAGATCGATGAATTGGGCAAAAAGCTAGGTAACGAACCTGACAAAGAAAAACAGCCAGGTGATCAAGCAGACAAAAAGCAGCTAGAAGAACTTCAGCAGCAAATCAGCAAGATTAGCGAAACTCTGAATCTGGCAATCAATGGCGAGAAACCAGGCACTGACGCTGGCGAACAAGCTAACGGTAAAGACGACGATAGCTTCGTTTAACAATCAATCAAAATAGGAGCTTAAACGATGGCTTTTAAATCTACTGAATTATCTAAAGCAATTCGCGCTTATTGCGATGGCATGGCCTTATCATTTGGTGTTGATACCACAAAAGAAATGTTCGATGTCACACCACCAAAAGAAATCAAACTTCGTGAAGCTATCATCGAAGGCAGCGAGTTCTTAAAGAAAATCAACGTAATGGACGTTGATCAAACTGAAGGCGATGCAGTCACGGTTGGCACCGACGAAATGGCAACAGGTCGCGCAGCACTTGACGATGGACGTTTTCAAGGCGCTGGCGTAGGCATGACCGGTAACGCCTACAAGCTGCAAGAAACAGACACGATGGTAAAAATGTCTTGGTTACAACAGGCCGCCTGGATTAATGCCGGTTCACAAGGTCAGTTTAACCGCTTAGTTGCTTCCTACACTAATCAACAAATTGCCGCGGATATTGTAAAGGTTGGCTGGAATGGCCGCGAAGCAAAACGACCTACTGACCCTAGCACATACCCACTAGGACAAGACGTTAACGAAGGCTGGCAAGCGCACGTTGAACGTCTTGCACCTGAACAAATCGTAAAAGATGACGGCGAAGGCAACCCTATTTACTTTGACCCTGAAGGCACTAAAGACGCCGACGGTAAACCGTTGTACACCTACAAGACGCTTGACGCGATGGCCAGCGATCTAATTAACAGTGTGTTAGCACCAAAATATCGTAGCTCACCTGACCTGGTTGTTTTGGTTGGCCATGATTTGATCGCAGCAGCGCAATACAAGTTGTATAGCGAAGCAGATAAACCAAGTGAACATAACGATGCTCAAAAGCTAGATAAATCTATTGCTGGCCGACCTGCTTATGTTCCGGCTTACTTCCCTGGTAATCGTATGGTTGTTACATCATACAAAAACCTATCTGTATATAACCACCGCGGTACTAAGCGCCGTAAAGTACGAGACAACGACGACAAAGCACGTATGGAATCTACTTACTGGCGTATGGAAGATTACATGGTTGAACGCTTGGATAAATACGCGGCGTTTGATGAAGACTCTGTCGTTATTGGCTCATCTACTGAAGCGCCAGCAGCACCAACCATTACAACACCGCCAGCAGATCAAAGCGTAGCTATTGGTGCAACAGCAACGTTCTCTGTTGTAGCTGAAAACGCCGACTCTTACGAATGGCGCCTAGATAACGATGTTATCGGCGATAGTTCAGCAAACGCTGATATCGATACAACGGGCATGACTGCCGGCGATTACACAGTGAAAGTAACTTGTATGGGCGAAGGCGGCAGCAAAGAAGCAACCGCAACGTTAACTGTAACGTCCGCTTAACCGTAGGAGAATAGCCACATGGTATCACCAATGCAGCGTAGAAGAATGCGACTTGATGCGGAGCGAAAAGCAAAATCCGCAGGTGTTCAAGCGAGTAATACAGCAAGCGATAACAACCAAAAGTCGGGGAGTTCTACCAATGCTTGGGATCTCGTTAGAAGCACAATTGATGCTGATATTAAGCAGCTAAAGAAAATTAAACCTTTAGCTCAAAAAATCGAATACAAACAAAAAGTGATCGAGAACTATCAGCCTTATCTAACACGAAGTGACATTCCTGTTGATATCAAAATGCTTTTGATGGTGTGGCTATTCGACATTGGCAAGATTGGAGACGCAATAACAATCTGCATCGATGCGATAGAGAAGGGCTACAAAATGCCAGACTTTATCAAATCATCATCACCGGAGTTCTTAGCAGATACCGTCTTCGATTGGTCGGAAAAACAGTTTAAGGCCGGTCATTCTGCCGCGCCTTATTTTGACCAAGTATTCAAGCTAGTTACTGAAAAGTTCAACACCTACGAAGTCATCAAAGCTAAGTATTACAAACTGGCTGGCTTGATGGCACTTGGTAAGCATGGCGCTCATCCTCGCCACGTATCAGAGCCAGAGCGATTAAAAACCGCATTGGCCATGTTTACCAAGGCCGATCAAATTTACGACCGCGCCGGCGTTGGAACACGCATTGCTGAGATTAACAAACGTTTGGCCATTCTTATGATTGACCACAACGATTAAAGACTCCCAACCCCACCGCGGCATAGTGGGAAATAACAATAGCCAAGGGGCATAGGGTGTTATTTCCATCAACTATCGCCGCCCTATTACGAGGTGTGTATGACACGTTTTCAACATCAAAAAGAAGCAGATAGCAGTTATCCAGATGAGATCCAAACGCCAGAGTTTTGGCCAAACATCAGTATGTCTGACTTTCAAAATATTAAACGCATACCCACTGAATACGATGCTGGCCAGCAGCGTAACGCATTAGTCCGAGCGATTAATAACACAATCATTGAGTTAGGCGCCTGGGAACAAAGCCAGATACAGGCCGGAAAAACCAATGCTAATCAATGTGGCCAGATTATCGACGGAAAAGGCGCTGCGGAATCTCTGTTCATTTCCGCAGTGTACGACTTAGCCAAAGCAACACTGTTAACGCACTTCAAAACAGTTAACCGCCGTGAAGAAGCGAATAACGAAGCCAAAGAAGAACGCAGCACATACGATGAATTGGTGCGCGAGTGGCAACGTTCAGTACGCGGCATTTTAGAAATCAGTTCAGCATCAGTATTACTGCTATGAGTAGCATTGAATCTAACAGCATCAGTTACATGCAAGAGCTAGGTAACGATATAGCCAACTATATTGACCGCGTACTAGGCAGCTCAGGCAAAGATAAGTTTGATGCTTATATGACTGAAGGAAACATGATCCCCATGTTTAAAGATATGGGCGATGGGATGCTAATTGGCCAGTTTCGTTACACCGCCGTTTTCAGTATCGAAGATATGCCAACAACCAAAATTGATCCATACGTTGTTATGGCGCGAGTCATGGCCTGGATAACCGATTATGACCGAGAACGCGAGAAACATAATTTAAAAGCGCCGTTGGTCAACATCGATGCTTATAACAACGGAACGCTAGCAGACATGGAAATTACATCCGAGTTTGTCGAAAGCATTACCGCCAAGTTAGCGCCAGATGGTGAAACAGGAGATATCACTTTCGCTGGCAAAGAATGGAACGTTCAGCCCTACGTTGTGTACGTAGCCGAAGATGGCGAGGTCATGCCAAACGATGCTTAATGTTGAAGTTTCGCAAGCACAGATGCAGCAAGCTATTAACACGTTAAAGCTTGCCAGGTTAACACCGGCTAAAAAACGCCGAGTATTACGCCGCGTTGGTAAAGCAGTTATCCGTGACGCAAAACAAAACATACGCAAACAACAAGACATCCACGGCAAAGCCTTTGAAAAACGCAAAGGACGTTCCAAAAAGAAGCTGCTTAAAAACTTAGCTAGGCCACTTTCCGAAAAGGTTTTGAATGATCGCGTTCGCGTTGATTACTTCAAGAATAAAGGCGCTGGCCGAATTGCTTACGAACAGCAACACGGCGTTGCGGAAAATTGGACAGCAGACCGGCTGAAAAAAGTTCGCAGCAAAAGCAGCGAAGACTCAGCCAAGCAGTACAAAGAGCCGGCGACTAGGCAGCAAGCAAAACGCTTGATTGATGCTGGCTTTACCATTCGCCGCAAAAGCGGAAAAGGTAGAAAAAAGCCTAGCGTTAGATGGATCACCGACAACTTAACCCAAGGGCAATTTGGCGCAATCTATCGCGAGCTAACAGGGGATAAGCCTAAGAAGTCATGGAAGATTCAACCACCTTCACGCGAGTTCTTAGGCATGAGTGATAAAGAAGCTCAGAAGCTATTAGCCGACGAGTTAACCAAACAACTAACAGGATCGAAACATGGCTCTAGGTAAAGTTCAGGTTGATAACATCAACCAATATCAGAGTGAACCAGACGAGGTAGAACGCCGCTTTGTTTTTATTGGCAAAACCTCAATTTCATCTCTACACAATAAAGTAACCGCAGTTAATGCCGGCACCGATTTTGACACTCTCTTTAGCGAAGTGGCGGAGGGTTCAACACCGGATAGCGACTCATACGCTTATAAGGATTTGGTTGCTGCACAATTAAATGCAGGTCAAAACTGGACAGCTGCATTTATTGGCCTTCCTGACGATGGAATTTGGACTGACGCTTTAGATTTAGCAATTCAATTAAATAGCTATGAGGCCGCGGTCATTAGTGACCCTGTATCCGCAATAGAAGATCTAGAAGCTGCTAAATCCAAAATGGCAGAGGTTCAATCAAAAAAAGCGCAATACATGTTTACCATGATGCGAACAAAACCGATTGATGGCAATCCTGACCCTGAAGCAACAGAAAGCCAAGATTGGCCAGCTTATGTTACTTCACTTGCTGAACTGGTCGATGGTTTTGTGTCTGAACGCGTTATGTGTATCCCAACGCTATTCGAAAATGATCTAGGCATCTTAGCTGGCCGTTTATGTGACCGAACAGTAACCGTTGCCGATTCACCAATGCGAACCAAAACAGGGACGCTTATTGGCATGGGTTCAGCAAGCACAGATAAAACCGGTGCAGTTATGCCAGATACTATCTTTGCTGAGTTAGACGCGTTGAGCTTCAGCGTTCCTCAGACCTACCCTGGCGAGAAAGGTTGGTACTGGGCGGACGGCAACACATTTGATCTACAAACCGGTGATTACAAGCTAATCGAAAACCTACGTGTTGTTTTAAAAGCATGCCGCAAGGTTTACGCAATTGCGATTCCAACCATTGCCGACCGTTCGCTAAACAGTTCGCCTCAAAGCAACGAGAAACACAAAGGCATTTACCGCAAGCCACTTTTGATTATGTCCAAAGCGACTCAAATCAACGGCACACCGTTCCCAGGGGAAATTTACCCACCTGGCGACAATGCGATTGAGATCAACTGGATGTCGATGTTTAAGGTGAACATTTACATCACCGTTCGCCCATACAACAGCCCTAAAGATATTACGGTAGGCGTTGGGATTGATTTAAGCGTTAACGAAGAAGGATAACAACATGCCTCAGTTTTCTGGTTTAGAAGTTGATGTCTCAGTAGGTGATAAAGACATCACAGTTAAGAAAGTAACGGTATCCATTACCGACAACTCAAAAACGGCCACATCGAAAGGTGTACCAGACGGACGTTTACCAGGCAGTGTCGAAGGTACGGTCACGTTTGAAATGGATACGTACAACTTCAACATTTATTCGGACATGGCAAAGAATGCCGGCTCCTGGCGCGGTATCGAACCATTCGACTTTATGGCTTACATGAAGAAAGCCGGTAGCGACCTATCACTAAAAATCGAAGCGTTTGGTTTAGCACCGAAGCTAACCGACCTATTAGATGCCGACACAGACAGCGAAGATGGGCTAGTTCATAAAATTGAACATGATATTACGAGTTCAGATTTTGTACGCGTTAACGGTGTTCCAATCCTGAAAGAGAGCGAAACCGAGCACATTAGCAACTAATAACAATAAGGAGCGTCAGTTGTGCTTCAAAACATTTCAGACAAGTTGAATGAGAGTTCAACGTTATTGATTGTCGTAGCACTTGGTTTTCTAGCAAGCATTTTAAGGACAGAAGAACACACATTCCGCTCAGTGATTACGGGCGTTGTTTTTGCTGGCTTTGTTGCTTATGCAGCCAACCTGGGACTAATTGGATTAACCGCTATCTATGAAAATCAGAGGATCGTTATTGTTGGTTGTTTGACATACCTCAACCGCTACGTTCTGGAAGTCATAAACAAGTTTGGGGAAAGCTTTGCTAACAACCCTAAGCAAGCGATAGCAAACATTAAGGAGCTTTGGAAGCGATGAAGAAAGTAGCAATTGTGGTTGGCCATTGGCCAACGTCTATAGATGGCGGCGCGTACAACGACGATTTAAAAATCTCAGAGTTCGATTTCAACAACCCGTTAGCGGCTTTGGTTTGCGAAAGATTGCGACAACATAACGTATTGCCTGTTTTGATGTATCGCGAAACCTACGACAACTTACCAGATCAAATTAATCAAACAAACGTTGATGTTTGCGCGGAGTTGCATTGTAACGCTCACAACGGTTCAACTTCCGGTGCAGAGGTACTTTATTACTACAACTCAGCAAACGGCAAGCGTCTTGCTGAATGTATTCAACCTCGATTAGTTGCATGTATGGGAGAAAGTGACCGAGGCGTGAAACCTCGCCAGAAAGGGCAAGACGGCTATCACTTACTAGTTGGTACATCGATGCCAACCGTTATTGTCGAGTCATTATTTATCGATAACACGCAGTCGTTAGAGCGCGGACTCGAAAGACGAGAGGCGTTAGCCGATGCAATAGCGCTTGGTATTGTTGAATTCTTAGAAGGCTAAATCGTGAACTTACTTTCATGGCCAAGAATCATAACCGCCGTTGTGCTCATCGGCTTTCTATATACGGCTTATAACGCCGTATATAGCGCTGGCTATGAGTCAGCCTCGCTGAAGTATGAGCAGGACATGACCGAGCAAGCAGCAAGCTATCAACAACAACGAGAAGAAAAAGAGCAACAAGCTTACCAAGCTGGCCTAAAGGCCGCTAGTAACAGTGACAATGTCACGAAAATTTACGTACCTGTTGAGAAGGAGATCATTAAATATGTGTCCAAGCCGGTTGATACAACTTGCAATGCTGATTTCGTTGCTGAGTGGGTGCGAATCCACAACCAAGCTGCAAACCCAAGCAAGCACACCAGTACCGCCGGACGCATCGTTAATGATTCCGCCGCCGCAGGAACTAGCAGAAATTGAAGCAGTCGTCGTCGAACGTAACGACTTGCGCTTAGCGTTACCGACGATTTCAAACAACTATAAAACTTATCACCTAATTAAAGAAAGGCTCATAGGTTTACAACAATACGTCACTATTTTGATGAACAAGGAAAAAGACGATGTCGAATAAAAATCAAACTGAATCAAAAGCACTACCAGAAAACGAAGCACTGAAAATTCTAGATGCTTTTGCTAACAAAAATGAAATTACAGTGCCGTTGGTTATGAATGGCCAAATGCTACATGAAGGCATCAAATTTGACGTACCACTAGAACGCTATAACAAGTTCTTAAATGACAGTCAGAGTGGCAAACAATCTGTAACAGCGATCGCTAAAAACTTTCTGGTCGATATTGTTTGCGATGAACACAAAGACTTCTTAGTTAAAGCGCTACGTGTAAAAGGCGTTTTGAACTTCTTTATGGACAAAGTAACTAGCCAAGCACAACCGAACTTTGGTGAAACACTGGACTAATCACCGCTCTAGCTGAATCACATAAGAAAAATCGAGTCAGCCAGTTGCTAGCATTGAGGCGGCATTATCTGCCCCATGAAAAGGATGATATTGATAATTTAGCTAGGGCGATTTGGTTAGACGAACATCATCAAGAATTGTTAGCAATGGCTGTAAATAAGGGAATCGCTAAATCCTTTGGTAAATAGTAGGTGCAACAATGAATGATGATCTATACAACGAAATCCTACAAAACGGTCTAGGGCTAAACAGCCCTAGCCTTGATCTAACTTCCGGCGCTATCACTACGCTTAATGATGCAAACGCCGCTGTAGATTCTTTACCTATTGCAGTACCGCCAGCTGACGGCGTAACACAAGAACTGGTAGACGAAACCCACGCCGCTATCAATTCCGCAACGCTTGTTATGACCGATGCACAAAGCCAAATGCAAACCAACCTAGATAACATGTTCGCCACTATAAATAGCGCTTCAGGTGTTAACCGCCTTGAAGACGTTAGCGGTTGTTCCAACCTAACGAACGCAACCGGCACACTCACGGGCGAAGCCGACGAGTTTATAAATGGCATCAACTCTACAGCACAACAACAAATTGATGCTATCAACGACTATTTAGCCGGCACTATCGACACGGAGCAGTTAACGCAAATTCTAGATAGTTTAAATAGCACCTACGACACATACGAAACCCAATTTAAAACCCTGTTGGATAACGAGTTAGCCTTAATCAACGACATGACCAACAAACTAAAGTCTTCCAGCCTAGCGAAAAGCGTAGAGCTTCTTTGGTCTGACCCTTGCGCCCAAGCAATTTTAGATCAAACGCTATCACCAGAGATTAAGGACATTTTAAATGGCGGCTAATCAACTGAGTTATACCGTTTGGCTAAATGACCGAACGCAAAAAGGCTTTAAGTCCATTCAAAAAAACATGAATGGCCTAAAGTCGATGGCTAACCAAGTTAACCAGGCTTGGACATCGGTTGGTGTTGGCATGGCTGGCGTTTGGGGTACAGGTATGGCCTTCGATGGCCTAACTAAACCGGCGCGAGAAATGGACGCGGCACGCGGCGAGCTAATGTCATTGCTCGATGACAACGGAATGCAAACCGCTGACATTGTGCAGAATCAAGCAATGGACTTTTCCGAACGTTACGGTAAAAGCGCCGCTGAGTTTGTGCGCGCCTCTTATGATATTCAATCTGCTATCGATGGTTTGAGCGCTGACAACTTAGCATCGTTTACCAACGCATCAGGCGTTCTGGCCACAGCAACCAAAGCAGACACAGCAACCATTACAAATTACATGGGCACCATGTACGGCATTTTCCAAAAAAATGCGAATGCGATGGGTAAGGATAAATGGGTAGAACAAATAGCTGGCCAAACTGCAACCGCTGTAAAAATGTTCAAAACAACAGGTAACGCAATGAATGAGGCTTTCGCTGGTCTTGGTGCACGAGGCGCTAACCAAAACATCAGCGCAGCTGAGCAGTTCGCCGTTCTTGGTACGTTGCAATCCTCACTAGGCGGCAGTGTTGCTGGTACGGCCTACGCTGGCTTTTTGGACGCCTTACCGAACGCGCAAAAAGTGTTAGGTTTAGATTTTGCCGGCGCAGACGGTAAAGCTCTAGGCATGATAGATATCATCGATAAGATCAAAGGTAAGTTAGGCGACAACTTAGGCGTCGAACAAACCGGCATATTAACAAAGGCATTCGGTACTAATGCCGCTGCGGTAATACAAGGACTATGGGATAAAACCGACTCGCTAAAAGGTAGCATCGAATCACTGAATAATGTTACTGGCATGGAAAAAGCGATCACGATGGCGCAAAGCATTGCCGACCCATACGAACAACTAGCACAAGCAGCTAATAACGTTCGTGTTGTTTTTGGCCAAGCGTTAAGCGGTTCATTGCAACCATTTATTAACTACATGATTTCCGGCGCGCAGACTTTAAGGCGCTGGATAACCTTATTCCCTAATTTAACCAAACTAGCCGGTTATATGACTATTGGCATAGCAGCACTCGCCGCCACGATGTCAATTTTAGCCGTTATTACGGGTATCACTACATTAGCTTGGACTGGATTAAAAGCAACATGGATAGCAACCAAGTTTGTAGCTAAGGGGCTTTGGAGTGTTTTAACGTTCCTACCAAAACTTCTTATCTCTCTCACTATGGCCACGGTTCGCTCTACCGCGGCGACCTGGGCGGCTAATGCGGCCTGGACGGTACTTAATCTTATCTGGAAAGGCAGCAAGTTTTTAATAGGCGGCTTAGTCGGTGGTGTTATGGGATTAGGTCGAATGCTAATTTCAGTGATTCCGGCCGTGTGGGGCGTTGGCTCTGCATTTATCGCAACTATCGGTTGGATACCACTATTAATCGTTGGTGTTATTGCCGCCGTTGCCGCTCTTTGGGCGTATTGGGATGACTTCTCAGCCTGGTTTGTTAGCGCTTGGGATTCTGTGATTGGTTGGTTTAACAAAGCCTGGGAAGCGGCGCTAGGTTGGCTAGTTGATGCTATGAGCGAAGTTTCTAGCTGGTTTAGTGACGAAGAAGCGGCACTAAACGTAACAAGCAGACAAGAGCAGCTTAACGAACACTTACCGCAGGTAAACCGAACCACTGACGCAACACAAGCGCAACCGGTAGCCGGCGACTACATCACAAATGCAATGAAATCAGCCACAACCAACAACACTAACAGCATTGGCCAAGTGAGCATTTATCCTCAGCAGTTCACTGACCCTAACGCAATCAACAATATGTTTATGAGGTTCTCATCATGAGCGATTCTATTTACAGAGACCTGTTGATTGTTGGGGAAGATGTTGTGCTCGATGTCGGTAGAAACCCAATCATAACGACAGACCGAAGCGTTATTGCTCAAGATATTAAACATGCCATTTTAGAAAGTGGGCTTGCAGTCCAGCTGGTAGCAGAACGCAGCCCCTCAGAAATAGCCGATGTAGAGCGACAAATCATTCTACTGGCCGAAGATGATATCCGAGTAATACCAGGCACCGGCAAAATTCAGATGATACAAGAAAAACGACTGCTTACCGCTAGAAGCTATGAATTTGGAGTAATTGAAGCATGGCTATGACCGACGACCCACAAAAAGACTTTGAGCAAGCCGTCAAGAACGCCGGCACACCGACGACCGAAGAAGAGGTCAAGGAGCTATTTAAGCAAGAAAATATAGATCAAGGTGCGTTGATTAATAATGATTCTGAGATGTCCCCATTTTGGCGCCTCATTGAATCCATTGTAACAAAGGCGTACTTCTGGTTGCTTAATGCTTTGCTTAAATTGGTACTTCCTCAATCGTTCGTTAAGACTGCGACTGGCCGATTTGTGGATCTTTATCTTTGGTCAGTCAACCTGACACGCAAAGAGGCCAGCAAAGCAAAAGGTTACGTCATCTTTGAACGCGAACCTGACGCCCCAGAAATAACGCTTCCAGCTGGTTTTACTATTAGCACTGAACAAATCAACGGCGTTGTTTATCGCTTGGTTGTACCGGATGAAATTATTTTGCCAGCAGCCGAAGAATCATTTTCTGTTGATTGTATTGCGGAGAAAGCCGGCGATGACTACAACCTAGCAGGGTTCTATTACCAAATCCCACAAACCGCCTTACCTGGTTTAATTCGAGTTTATAACCCCGACGATTGGCTAACCGAACCTGGCCAAGATGAAGAGGAAGACGACGACGCAAAAGAACGTTACCGCTCAGCTTACCAAAGTGTTTCTGGTTGGTTTATCGATGACAAATACAAACTCATTATGTCCGAGTTTGGCGGAGTAAAAACAGACCAGATTTATATCGAACATGGGGCGCCACGCGGAGCCGGTA